CTTCCGTCATGCTCGAGGGGGCGCCTAGTGCGAGCTGGCAGCGACACGGGGCGGGCGCTCGAGGCGGGCCGCTCGAGACCTGGACGACGGCGACGGCCTAGGTGAACGGACGTGACGTGCTCAGGCGTGACGTGCACGTCGGCGCAGTACTGGACGGACGCGCGGTGAACGGACGCGCGGTGAACGGACGCGCACTAGACAAGCGCGCAGCGCACAGGCGCGCAGTGCTGAACTTGCGCACAGTACTGGACGCGCGTGACGTGGACGGGCGTGCAGGTGGGTCGGCCAGCACCCCCCCACCATCGTTCTGGGTATTGATACATATATATATACACCCCCCACAGAGTACAGGCCGGTTTTCGCAACGTAGCGCTACCCCATATTCACAGCGTAGTGCTACCCTCTTGACGCCTTGCCTTTTCTCGGTGACACTCTCCTGGCCGCAGTGACGGCAGGAGTGACCGATGAAGCGAATCAGGACGACCGTAGGCCAAGAGCGCCAACTCTACCGCTCGCTCAACCATGTTGAGCGGCGTCACTACTGGCAGCACATTCACAACCCGAGCACGCCCAAGGTTCACAGGTATTTTCGCGCCGTTTGGCGAGCGCGCCTGCGTTCGATGCGTTTTTTTTGGGGTGACTCGATTAGTGATGTACTGAAAAAGAAGTACGACAAGCTTAGTGGTAAAATTGTTTATGACAACAGCGCGTTCCTGCGATGCTGGCCAAGGAGTTTTAATGGACCCCAGCGACTGGACCCCGTTTGAGGCTTTCGAGTATTTCGCCCATCGGGCTGCGAGTGCTCTTGCGCTGCACGACCCGCAGAGCACGCTCATCGCCATCACCAAAGATGCAGCCAGCAAGGCGCACGCCTACGTCCGCGAGCTGCAAGAAGAGAACGCGCGGTTGCAGCGTCGGATTGAAGCAGCGCACGAGGTGATTCGCCAGCAGGCTGAGTCGCTGGAGGCGCGCCGTGATGGACAACTTTGAAATCTGCCTTGACGTCGCATGGCGACTCGCTCTGGCTGTTTTCTTTTTTTGGGCATCATGCGCCATCCCAAGCGGAGGCGCGCCGTGACCGAGCGTGAAGAGATACTGAAGCTTCGTGCTGACCTCGAGCGCCTGCGCTCCGAGGGTTGGATGGACTCGGACGTGGACGCCGCGTACTGGAACCTTGGTCGCGTGCTTGACCAGTGGTCGGGCGTGAAGCCTGCGTTCGCTTTCGCCCGCGAGGTCTTGGCGCGGTACGACAAGAGCTACCGGGTGAACACGCAGGTCAACGCCCGCGTCATCACGAAAGAGGAGCACGACGCGCTCCTCGACGGTCCGAAGCCGCAGGCGGTGTCGCGGGAAGAGTACGAACGCATGATGCGGGAGGCGCAGGAGTGACCAAGGAAGAACTCGACTCCCTCATCGCCAAGATGACTCCGTCCGAGAGGTCGGAGTTCTTTGCGTTGGTCGCCGCTGAGAAGAAGGAGCCGCAGTTCTACGACCCGCAGTTCAAGTTGCAGACGGACTTTCTGGAAGACCCTGCGCGAATGAAAGCGGTGCTCTGTACGCGGCGCTCAGGGAAGTCGTATGGCGCGGGTCTGATGCTGTTTCGGGAGGCGTACTCGCAGGCGAACGTGTCGTGCTTGTATGTGGCGCTGACGCGGGCCTCTGCCAAGCGCATCATGTGGAAGGACGTGCTCAAGACCATCGACCGGGAGCAGGGGCTTCAGTGCAAGTTCAACGAGACTGAGTTGTCGATTACCCTGCCGAACGGGTCGGTCATCTACCTCCTAGGTATGGACGCCGACGAGCAGGAGAAGGACAAGGCGCTCGGTCAGAAGTTCAAGGCGGTGGTCATCGATGAAGCTGCTTCGTACAACGTGGACTTGCATGAAATGGTCTACGGTATTTTGAAGCCTGCGACTGCGGACTATCGGGGTGTGATTGCGATGATCGGAACCCCCGGCAACATGAAGCGGGGGTTGTTCTACGACCTGACCATCGGCCAAGACCCGAGCGTGCCGGGGAGGTGGGACAAGCTGGGATGGTCGTGTCACCGCTGGTCGGCGTTCGACAACCCGCACATGGCCGAAAAGTGGCGGGAGGAGATTGAAGACCTGCGCCTGGCGAACCCGAACATCGAGCAGACGCCGCTGTTCCAGCAGCACTACCTTGGTAAGTGGGTCACCGATGACACGAAGCTGGTGTACCGGTTCGACAGCAGCAGGAACGTGTTTGACGAGCTACCAGTACTCAAGGGGAACGCCCGCTGGCGGTACGTCCTTGGTATCGACCTCGGGTTCAACGACCCTACCGCATGGGTGGTGTGCGCCTACAACGACTTCGACCGGACGCTGTACGTCATTGGAGCGCACAAGAAGCAGGGATGCGACATTACGGAGGTCGCGGACCAGACGCACCGGCTGATGGGCAAGTTCCAGTTCGACAGCATCATCATCGACAACGCGAACCGTCAGGCGGTCGAGGAGATACGCCGCCGGCACGACATTCCGCTGACCCCGGCACAGAAGCACGGCAAGGCCGACTTCATTGAGATTCTGAACGGCGACCTCATCAGCGGCTACATCAAACTGCACCGGAAGGCTGCGGCTCCGCTGATTGACGAGCTGATGGGGCTTGTCTGGGATGAGCGTGCGCTACCCAGGCGGGAGGAGCATCCGGCAGCGCCGAACCATTGTTGCTTTGTTGACGGGACGTTGGTGACGACCGCTCGCGGTGACGTGCCGATTGAGACCGTAACCGACAAGGACTTGGTGCTGACCCGTGACGGCTGGCGTCCTGTTGTCTGGTGCGTCCCGACCGGCAACAAGCCCGTGTATCAAGTTGAGTTCTCGGACGGACGCAGCCTGACTGGCACTGAAGAGCATCCCATCTACACCAAGGATGGATGGAAGCCGCTATCCCAGTTGACGCCTACGGACGTATGTGTTACGTCAGTACCATGCGCAAACAGTATGTCCGAGGCAAGGCAGAGACCCTTGAGTGGAATGGATTCGTCTGGCGACGATGGCCTGAGTCAACGCGTCGAAGCGACCGCGTCTACTTCAAAAACCACACGACCTGGCTGCATCGAGCCATGTGGGAGCATCACTTCGGACCAATTCCCGAAGGACATCACATCCATCACAAGGACGGAAACACGCTCAACAACGACCTTTCAAACCTTGAGTGTGTTCCTGCGGGAGACCATCATCGCGGTCACGCGGCGACTCTCACTGAGGCACAGCGAGCGGTGCGAAAACAGTCGATTGCCAAGGCCATCGCCAAGGCACCCGAATGGCACGCTTCTCCAGAGGGTCGTGAGTGGCATCGCCGGCACGCTAAGGAGATTGCTGAGAAGCGAGTCGGAGTCACGGTCAAGTGCGAGGTCTGTGGAGTTGAGTTCCTCGCCCGGTTGGCACGACGCAAGGTTTGTGGCGGAACGTGTTACGCCCGCCGGCACCGCGCGCGTCTGGGCCTTAAAAGTCGCTGGAACGCCTGAGTATTTCGCCAACGGCGTGTTGGTGCATAACTGTGACGCTATGCTGTATAGCTGGCGTCACTGCTACCAGTACCTTGCAGACCAGTTGCAATCCAACGGTCTGCGCTATGGTCACACCGAGTCCGACTGGATGCTTCTCCAGCATGAGACGGAGCTTGAGCGACAACTGGAAGAGAAGCGATACCGAGAGCAGGAGCTCTCGATGTGGGAGCCGGGATATGACACGGTCTGAGGTTGCGTCTTGGGTCTTGTTCATGCGAGAGCATGGACTTAAGCGTCTGGTTGTGTCAGGATTGGAGCTTGAGCTTGGTGGCGTGCCCTTGTCCTCCAACGGAACCACATCCCCGGTTGAGCCGCAGGGAGTGTTCGAGGACGCCACCGGCTCTATTTGTGCCTGTGGGCACTCTTGGGTGACGGAGCATTCCGACTCAGGGTGTCTGCTTGGTTGTTCGCATGGTCTCTGCTCGTCCAACCCCGGAGCGCCCGATGTCGGATGAAATCGCTACGCCGGAAGAGCAAGAGCGGATGAACAGTCGTGAGCACCTGTGGCGCGCCGCCCTCTGGGCCGGATTCGCGCATCAGGCTCGCATCGTAGAGTTGCTGCAAACCGGCAAGGTGCCGTGGTTCAACGAGCTGGCTCCGCTGACGAGGCCCGAGCGGGTTTTTGTCATGTCGCAGCTTTGTAAGCAGTGGTTTCCCGACATGGTCGGAGAGAACGAGAAGCGTGTCATTCAGATGCTGGGCGTCATGTACGGCATCGTGAAGGACGCCAAGAAGCGGTCGGAACGGATCAAGAAGCTGTACACCAGCGTGCAGATGGAGATGCGCGATGCCCATTGAATTTCGGGACTTCTCGGTCGGTGGCGAGCGGTCCGGTGTCCCCGACAAGCTTCCCGACAACAAGGAGCGTCGCTGGTGGATGCTCAAGGGCTCGGACTGCGCTGATGTCATCAGCGGCACGCTGAACCTCATTCGTGACGCGCAGTCGTTCCGCGCTACGCAGTGGATCGTCTCCTCGCGCCTCTATGGCAACCTCGCCCCAACGACGCTCGCGGGCGTGTCGTTCAGCAAGCTTGCCGCGCAACAGCCGGCGCTTCGCGACCGCATCAGCTACAACCTGGTTCAGAGCGTGGTCGATACCGTCGTCGCCAAGGTGACGCGCAACCGACCCAAGCCGTTGTTCCTGACCTCCGGTGGCAACTACAAGAAGCAGCGCGAAGCCAAGAAGCTCAACACGTTCCTTGACGGCGTGTTCTACGAGAACGGCACGCATGAGATTGGAACGACGGTGTTTCGCGACGCCTCAGTCTGGGGTGATGGGTTCATCCACGTCTTCACCAAGGGTGACCGCGTCTGCCATGAGCGCGTGATGTCGTCTGAGATTTTCGTGGACGACGTGGAGTCGCTCTACGGAAGCCCGCGTCAGATGCACCGCGTCAAGCAGGTGGACCGTCAGGTGCTGTTCGATATGTTCCCTGACGACTACGAGAAGATTGCAGGGGCGAAGCCGAGCCGCACCGAAGAGGCCGGTCGCAGCATCATCGCGGATATGCTGACCGTGCGCGAGTCCTGGCACCTTGCCAGCGGGCCCGGTGCCGACGACGGCAAGCACGTCATCACCATCGACGGCGCGGTGCTCGGACAGATTGAGCCGTGGCCGCATCAATGGTTCCCGTTTGCCAGGGTGCAGTGGTGCCCGCGCCTGTATGGTTACTGGGGACAGGGTCTCGCGGAGCAGCTCCAGAACATCCAGCTTGAAATCAACAAGCTGCTCTGGGTCATCCAGCGGTCGTTCCACCTCTCCGGTACGTTCAAGGTGTTCATCGAAAATGGCTCCAAGGTCGTGAAGGAGCACTTGAACAACGATGTCGGCAGCATCATCAACTACACCGGCACGATGCCGCAGTACGTTGTGCCGCCGACCGTTGCGCCCGAGATTTTCAGCCACCTCCAGAACCTCTTCAACAAGGGGTACGAGCAGGCCGGCGTGTCGCAGCTCTCGGCGGCATCGCTCAAGCCCGAGGGGCTCAACAGCGGTCGCGCCATTCGCGAGTACAACGACATCCAGACCGACCGCCTGCATACGCCCGCGAAGAGCTACGAGAATATGTTCATGGACGTGGCTCGACTCTCCATCGAGGTGATCAAGATGATCGCCGCCGAGAAGGGTGGCTACGAGGTCCGCGTCCCCGGCAAGAAGTCCGTCCAGAGCATCGATTGGAAGGACATCAAGCTGACGGACGACGAGTACGTCATGCAGTGCTTCCCGGTGTCGTCGCTTCCGAGTGACCCCGCTGGTCGCCTCCAGACGATTCAAGAGTACGCGCAGGCCGGGTTCCTCTCGCCGCGTCAGGCTCGACGCCTCCTAGACTTCCCCGACCTCGAGCAGGTGGAGTCGCTGGCGAACGCGGAGGAGGACTACCTCACCAGCGTCTTCGACAAGATTGTGGACGACGGTGACTACACCTCGCCCGACCCGCTGGACGACCTCCAATCGGCGCGGCAGTTGTGCCTTGAGTACTACGCCCAAGGCAAGCTGAACAACCTTCGCGAGGACCGTCTGGATATGCTTCGGACGTACCTCCAGCAAATCAAGGAAATCGAGGACGAGGTCGCTCGCCAGATGGCGCCGCCGGTTCCCCCGATGGGGATGCCGATGCCGGGTGCCACGGGTTCGCCGCTCTCTCCTCCGATTCCGATTGGACCCAGCGACCTTGTACCGAATGTCCCGGTACAGTAACCAGGAGTGAGGCATGGCAGTTGAAGGCACGATGACGAACATGACGGTCGGGGCAGAATCGCCCGCGCCGCAGCCGACCGCTGCGGAAGTTCTCGGAACACCGCAGGCTGAAGCTGCGCCTGCGCCCGCTGCACCGGAGCCGCCAAAGGAGCGTGCTTCGGACCGCTTCGCGGTGCTTGCTCGCAAGGAGCAGGAGGTGTTCCGAAAGGCGCAGGCCGTTCGCCAGCAGCAGGCTGAACTCGCCCGTCAGGCCGAAGAGATTCGTGCTTTCGAGGCCGCCAAGAAGACCGCTCGGCTGAATCCGCTTGAGGCGCTCAAGCAGCTCGGCCTGACCTACGATGACGTGGCGCAGTATGTCCTCAACGACAACACGCCGACGCCGGATGCTCAGGTTCAGTCCGTTCGCGAGGAACTTGAAGCGTTCAAGCGTCAGGCTCGCGAGGAGCAGGAGCGTGCTGCTCGTCAGCAGCAGGAGGCTTCGGCTCTTGAGCAGCAGGCGATTGTCGAGCAGTTCCGCGAAGAGGTTTCGGATTACGTTGCACAGCACGCCGAAACATATGAGTTGACATCGCTTTACGGCGGTGCAAGTCTGGTGTCCGAGGTCATTGAAGAGCACTTCAAGATGTCTGGAAAGCTGCTGACGATTCCCGAGGCGGCGAAGCTTGTTGAAGAGCACTACGAAGACCTCGCTCGCAAGGCCCAAGCGACGAAGAAGTTCGCAGCGACGCAGCAGAGAGTGGACCCAGCCCAGGCCCAGACGCAGGCGCCGGCTCCCAAGATGGGACCGACCCTGACGAACAGCCTGACGGCAGGAGTGACCGGAAATCCTCCGCGACCTCGCTCAGACGAGGACAGGATTCGGGCCGCGCTTGCCAGGCTTGAGGGACGGTAACCACTAGGTACTGAAGCGACGTAAGGCAAAAGTTTTTACCCTACCAACTTCGTTTCCCAAACTTGCTGATTTGCAAGCATTTCGCTTGCTTCAGCTTTGCGTGCACAGCACGCGATAGGATATCTCATGTCTTGGCCCGGCGCTGGTACTCCTCCGACCCCTGCTCTGAATCAGGTTGGCGGTCCCTCGTTCTCGTTCGACCTTGGCGCTGCGAACGCGGCGCTCAAGGAGCTCTACGACGACCAGAAGATCGCGAACCTGGTCTACAAGAACAACCCGTTCCTCGCGATGGTTCCGAAGATGGAGGAGTTCGGCGGCAAGTATATGCCGATTCCGCTCATCATCAACACCTCGCAGGGCCGCAGCGCGACGTTCTCGTCGGCGCAGTCGAACCAGACTGCCGCGACGGTCGAGTCCTTCGCTCTGACCCGTACGTCGAACTACTCCATCGCGCAGATCGACAACCAGACGATGCTGGCGTCGAAGACCGACAAGATGGCGTTCATCAACGGCGCCACCGTGGTCATTGACGGCGCGATTCGCGCCCTGACCAACAGCCTCGCCACGCAGATTTTCCGCAGCGGCACGGGCGCTCTTGCCACCATCGGCGCGTGGAACTCGGTGACCGGCGTCGTCACGCTGACCAACGCCTCGGACATCACGGCGTTTGAGGTCAACATGACCGTCGAGACGCGTGCCCCGGCGTCGCCCTATGCGGTCACCAGCAGCGCGCAGGCGTACATCATCGCTGTCAACCGCACCGCCGGCACGTTCACCGTCTCCGGTTCGATGGGCGGCACCGCCGGCTTTGCCTGGGGCCCGAGCGTTGGCGACACCATCAACGTCGTCGGTGACTTCAACCTCGCCCTCAAGGGTCTCGGCGCGTGGCTGCCGGTCAACGCCCCGACGACCGGCGACTCGTTCTTCGGCGTGGACCGCTCGGTTGACCCGACCCGTCTCGGCGGCGTCCGGTTCAACGGTTCCTCGGAGAGCATCGAGGAGGCCGTCATCGACGCCTCGCTGCTGGTCGCCCGTGAAGGCGGGATGCCGGACGTCTGCATCATGAACTTCGCCTCCTACGCCGCGCTCGAGAAGTCGCTCGGCGCCAAGGCGCAGTACATCTCGTTCGACGGCCCGGCGAAGCTGTACTACCCCGGCATCCTGATCAACGGCGCCGCCGGTCAGATCAAGGTGTTCCCCGACCGGTCCTGCCCGGCCAAGACCGCGTACCTGCTCCAGATGGACACCTGGAAGCTGTACTCGCTCGGCCCGGCGCCGCACATCGCCAAGTACGCGGACGGGCTCGAGATGCTCCGCGTGTACAACAGCGACGCGGCTGAGCTGCGCGTCGTCTCCTACGCCAACCTCGGCTGCAACGCCCCCGGCTTCAACGCCGTCGTGCAGCTCGGCGCGTAGTTCCTGACGAGGGCTTGATGGAAACGTCGTCAAAGACCTGCCGGAAATGCGGAGAGCACAAGCCCCTCTCCGCTTTCTATCCTCGCTCCCTGTCATCGACGGGTGGCGTGGATTACAGCGGGTCTTTGGCTGGCGTTTCATCTCACTGTCGCGCTTGCATGACAAAAAAGGCAGCAGACAGGCGAGCGCGAATGGGTCAGGCTCATGTTGATTACATGAAGAATTTTGACCTTCGCAAAAAATACGGCATCGGATTGGATGACTTCAATCGGATGTTCAAAGAGCAGAACGGCTGCTGCGCCATCTGTGGTCGCCATCAGATGGAGTTTCGCAAAGGTCTGGTTGTTGACCACAATCATTCCACCGGGGCGATACGCAAGCTGCTCTGTCCGAATTGCAACGCTGCAATCGGGATGCTTGGTGAAGACATGGTGTTGTTCACCAAGGCGATGGAATATCTCAAAACTCACGCCTCTTCGGGCGTCTGCGAACCTACCGCAAGCGGCAAGGTCGCTGAAAATGGTGCTGAAAAGGACGACAGTCCTCTGCACTAAATGAGGGTAGCGCTACGGCCAATCGTACTTTCAACCAGTTCCAGGGTACGCTCCAGAAGGGCGTTGTCACCCTGTACGGAAAGATCACGTTCGCTTCCGGCGTTCCGACGCTGGTGACGAGCGAGGTCATCAACGCCTCGACCAGCCCGGTGACGATCAACCCGTCGAACGGTCTGGCGAGCATCACCAAGAACGGCACGGGCGACTTCACGCTGGCGCTTCAGGATCCCTACGTCCGTCTGCTGGACTTCCAGGCGGTGGGCGTGTCGGATGGCATCAACCCGCCGACCCCGATTTCGGTTGCCGTGACGGTGGATGATGTGGCGAGCCAGAACTCTCCTGCGCTCTCCTTCTACACCGTGGCTCCGTCGTATGACGCCGGGCCGCCTGTGGTCGTGTCGGATCAGCCTGCCGACCCGGGCGACGGCATCGTGCTGGTGACCATCACGCTGGCGAACTCGACCGCGCTCTAAGGAGGCCGTCATGGTTCACGACAACAAGGCTGCTGTCGCGCTCATCATCGGCAAGATCAAGCCGAAGCACGGTCCTGCTCCCAAGGAGCCGGTCGGCTCGGACGGTGACGAGGCTCTTCTCGCTTGCGCGGAAGACCTCATCGATGCCGTCAAGGCCGGCGACTCCAAGGGCGTGGCGCACGCGCTCAAGGCCGCTTTCGAGATTGCGGACGCGATGCCGCACCATGAAGGCGAGCACCTTGAGGGCGAGGGCCATGAGAAGTACGAGTCTCCTGCGTTCGAGAAGTTCGAGCACAAGCGCGGACTTGAGCCCTACGGCAAGTAGGTGCTAGAGTGAGCGGGGAGGGGTCGCAAATGCGGCCCTTCCCCTCTCATGCCCTGGAGGTACGATGACGTATCCTGTGATGACGCTGCCCGAGCTGCGTCTGGCGACACGTCAGCGTGCCGACATGGTCAACTCCCAGTTCGTGACGGACTCGGAGTTGAACAGCTACATCAACGCTTCGTACTTTGAACTGTACGACCTGTTGGTGCAGAAGTACGGCAACGACTACTACATGACGCAGTACTCGTTCTCGCTTGTCGGGAATCAGTCGCGTTACGACCTCCCCGAGGACTTCTTCAAGCTTCTCGGTGTGGACCTCCAGATTAGCGCCGGTCCTGATGGCTACGTCTCGCTGCGTCCGTTCACGCTGGCCGAGCGCAACCGTTATTCAACGGCGAACGTGCAGACGTGGATTGGCGTGACGAATCTCCGCTACCGTCTGAGCGCAAACAAACTTTGGTTTACGCCGTCGCCGCAGACGGGTCAGACCATCCGCATCTGGTACATCCCCAGGCTCAAGGCGCTGGCCGACCCGGTGACGCTGACGATTGCGGATGTGCCGGTTGTCGATGACAATTTGTTCATCGGCAACGCATCACTCAATCTTGGATTGCTTGTTGGAACTACGACACCGGAACTCGCCGCATCTATGGCTGAATTGATTAATTCAGACCCTGAGATGTTCGGCGTTACGGCCGAAGCATCATCCAACGTGGTGACGTTTTCGCTGGTTGGAACGAGCCCTCTGTCCATCTCGTTGCTCAATACCGCTGGCGCACCGGGCATTACGACTCGTTTTCAGTTGTCTGCCGCGAGCATTACCGGCGAGCCAACGACCGCTGACGGTGTCTCCGGTTGGCTGGAGTACGTCGTCTGCGACGCAGCCATCAAGTGCGCCCAGAAGGAAGAGTCAAGCACCGAGGTGCTTCAGTTCCAGAAGCAGGCGCTCATCAAGCGCATCGAGGCTGCCGCCGAGAACCGCGACGCTGGTTCACCCGCGACCGTGGCTGACGTGCAGTGGACCAACGGCACCTGGCCGTTTGGCAACGGGTTCGGTGGCGGCGGCGGTATCCCGTAATGCCGACGCTCAAGCAGCTCTCCAAGATTCTCAGCAAGGACGAAGCGGTCAATCGCGTTCAAGACCAGCTTGTCTCCGCGCTGAACCCCATCTTGAAGGCTGTGAAGGGCGACCTCTCGGGTCCGCTGGAGAGCCCGAAGGTGGTTGCGCTCCAGGGTTATGCGGTGGCCCCTACGGCCCCGGTCTACGGCTCGCAACTCATCTACGACGACACCGCAAATCCTCCTGCATGGCAGGTTGTCAAGCCGGCCTACGGTGACTTCCTGAGCCGCGTCACGCAGGCGATTCCTACCTTTGCCTCTGGAACTCCGCTTGCCGCTGCGTGCGAAATCACGCAAATCAGCAAGAACGTTTCGACCAGCAGCGCGACCAGTTACAATCGCTTCACGGTGACGCAGGATGGAATCTACGAGGCATCGTTCTCGGCGCAGTACCACAACACCAGCGGCGGCTCGCGAGACATCTGGTCATGGGTGCGCGTGAACGGTGTTGATGTTGATGACACCACCAGCGTCCTAGAACTCGGCAACAACAACCGCTCAAACTTCCCGTTCTTCGCCATCAAGATTGAGCTTAAGGCAAACGACTACATTCAATTCATGTTTGCCGCCAGCGGTACCGGAACTGAGCTACAAGCGACCGCTGCCGTCGTCGGCCCGCCGGCAAGACCGCTAGACCCCAGCATCATCGTAGACATCAAGCGTCTATCGCTCTAGGAGTCCACCATGACGACCCAGAATATGCATCTCACCCTGCCGCTGGTGTCGCAGACGCCTGGTCCCGAGTGGGCTTCGACGCTGAACAGCAACCTGTCGCTCATCGACTCGCACAACCATACGCCGGGCTTCGGTGCGCTGGTTCCGACTGCGGGTCTTGATATCGACGACGACCTCGACCTCAACGGGTTCGGTCTGACGACCGTTTCGTCGCTTGGTTTGCGTGTCCCCTCATCGCCGCCAGCAACTGCCAGCGTATATTCAAGTTCCGCTGGTGACTTGTACTATACCAACTCGGCTGGCACGCCTGTTCAAATCACCAATGCCGGAAGTATTGTTGGGACAACCGGCAGCATCAGCGGCATGACTGGCACGAATGCCAGCGTAGCATTTACTATCGGAAATTCTACATTCACTTTCCAGAGCGATACCAATAAGCCTGGCGCTGTTGATCACGGCCCGCTGACGATTCGCCGCAATGCGATCAGTTCATATGGAATTGAGATTCAGCCCGCTTCAGGCATCTCTGCCGACTGGGCGCTGACGCTTCCCGCCGCTGACCCTGGCGCTACGCGCATCCTCGGTATCGTCTCCGGTGGTCAGGTCGGATACGTCTCGACCAACAGCACCCTGACGCTGACCGGTTCGTCGCTGACGGTGGCGAACAGCGGTATTACCGCAACACAGCTTGCGTCAAATGCGGTCACCACAGCAAAGATTCTTGATGGCAACGTCACACAGGCCAAGCGTGGACCGACATCGATTTCTTCTTCGTCGGCTGTTGCCTCCGCGTCAACAAACAGCACGTCGCCAGTTGCGCTTGGTCTTTCTGTAGCCGCAACGCTCACCGCTGGATATTCGTATCGCGTCGAACTTGTTTCAAGCGCGGTGGGTGCCTGTTCGTTCGACTTGGTTTCTGCGGCGGGAGCGTACAACGGATTGATTGATATTCTTGTGACCGTTCCCGGCCCATCCACCAGCACTATCTCCACCACCAGACTCTCTTGGACCGGAAACTACTCGTCCATCTCGGTTGGTGGCGTGTCAACCGTTTACGTTGCCGGCGCAACCGGCAGCCACACGTTTTCAATCGACTGGTATGTGGAAAACGCTTCTGCAACCATGACCGTCGATAACGTGAAAATGCTTGTCTATCAACTCTAGGAGTCTTCCATGCTTGAGCGACAGAACATCATGTTCCCGCTCGCACAGGGCGTGGACACCAAGACCGACCCGAAACAGGTCGTCGCCGGGAAGCTGCTGGAGCTTGAGAACGGCATCTTCACGACGCTCAAGAGCATCCGTAAGCGCAACGGCACCGTAGCCCTCGGCAAGACCATCACCAACTCGGGAACCAAGATTACGAACGGCTCCGCGTTGGCGACCTACGGCAACGAGCTGCTGCTGATGGACGGCTCGGACCTGTACAGCTACGACGCTGGCGCTGACGGCTGGACCGACAAGGGTGCGTTCGTGTCGGCCTACGTCGAGAAGGCATCGGTCGTTCGCGACACCTACTCGCAGGCCCAGCAAGACGGTGTGACCGCGCCCAACGGCCTGCAACTGTACGCCTGGGAGGACTCGCAGAACAGTCAGTCGGTTCGATACGCCATCACCGACACCGTGACCGGACAGGTCATCGTCGCTTCAGCCTCGCTCCAGACGAACGCCATCAAGCCGCGCGTGCTGTGCGCGAGCAACGTGTTCCTCATCTACTACTACAGCATTGCCGACCTTGCGCTGCGTGTTGCTGCTATCCCTGCTGCGACGCCGAATGCATCACCCATCATCACGACGTTGACTGGTGTTGGTGGCACTGACGGCATGGACACGACATCACCGAATTACGATGCGTGCCTGCTTCCGCAGTCAAACAACATTGTTGTTGCATTCAATAATGCCAACAGCGCAACGGTTGGCGTCAACGGAGAGACGACCGTCCGCAGGTACGCAGGCGCTGCTCCAACGACCATGAACGCAACCGAAATCGTCATTTTTCGGCGCAGTCGGTCGATCTGTATTTTCCCTGTTATTACTGATGTAGGATCATCAAATTCCCAGGGTTGCGTGGTTGCATTTTACCATGATCTCAATACCCCAACATACAGTGGAAGACTGAGATTCACGGCAATCAACGCAAACTTTACAATTGTTGGCGTCAGCAGTAGCAGCGGCCTATCCGGTCCAAACGCGGCAACGTGCCTGAGCGGATGCGCGTCGTCTGATACAAATAAGGGTGCATATGTCTGGTATGCCGACCAGACGGTTTCGCCTCCAGTAACGCATCTTCTTACAATTCAATCTGACTACATCACAACTACCGTTTCCCAGTGGCGTCGCTCGGTCGCACCCTTCGCTCGCGCATTCCGATATGGCGGTAAGGCGCACGTTCCGGTCGTCTACCAGAGCGCGCTCCAGAGTACCTACTTCATCCTCGATGAGGATGGCAGCGCGATTGCCAAAGCGTTGCCGCAGACGGCTGGTCCGATTCCGACCGCGAACACGACCTCGCCGTTTACCTCGACCAGCTACGTCATGCCGATTGTCGCGAACGTCACCGACCTCGGTAACGGCGTGTTCCGCATTCCCGTGCTCGAGCAGGCCGCGCTCGCAGGAACCGGCATTGCGACGAACACGGGCGTCAGCGACATCACGCTGACGTTCGATGACCCCAAGCACTCGTTCCTGTACTCGGAGCTTGCTTCCGCGCTGCATTTCAGTGGCGGGTTCGTGCAGATGTACGACGGCGTGGATGTGGTGGAACACGGGTTCCACCTGTTTCCCGAGGGCTGTACGGCAACGCCCGTTGGTTCCGGTGGCTCGCTTTCGGCTGGAGCCTACACCTACGCGGTCTGCTACGAATGGCTCGACCATCAGAACCAGATTCACCGCAGTCGGCCTGACGAGGGCATCGCTCAGGTGACGGCTGTTGCCAACGACTCGGTCACTCTGACGATTCCCTACCTTCAAATCACCGACAAGGTGGGCGACCGCCCGGTGCAGCTCGTCGTCTACCGCACCGAGGCCAATGGCACCATCCTGCACCGCGTCAGCAGCTTGACGGTTCCAACTGTCAACGTGGTGAACGGGGGTTCAGCCAACGCCAGCTACACCGACACCATGTCGGATGCGACGCTGGCGACGATGCCGCTGCTGTACTGCCAGTTCCTGTCGCAGCAACCGTTCGAGGTCGAGAACGACCCTGCGCCTCCGACCGGCATCATCCAGCTTCACCGCAACCGGCTGTGGGTTGTCGATAGCACCAACCCGCTGACGCTCTGGTACAGCAAGGACGTGTTTCAGGCGGCCCCGGTCGAGTTCAACTCAGGGTTCACGAAACGGATTGACCCTCGCGGTGGGCCCATCACGGCGCTGGCCTCGCTTGATGACAAGCTGCTCATTTTTAAGACGACGCACGTCTTCATCGACATCGGGCAGGGTCCGCTGAACACCGGGCAGAACAACGACCTGTCGGACGCAATTATCGTCACGTCAGACGTTGGCTGCATCGATGCCCGCAGCATCGTGACGACGCCGCTCGGCGTGATGTTCAAGAGCCAGAAGGGCATCTATCTCATCGACCGCTCGCTGGCGGTGAACTACATCGGTGCTGCCGTCGAGGCGTACAATCCTGAGACCATCAACGCGGCGTTCCTTGTCGCGAACACCAACCAGGTGCGCTTCACGCTCGACTCGGGCAAGGCGCTGGTGTTCGACTACTTCGTCCAGCAGTGGGGGACGTTCACCAACCAGCAGGCGGTAGACGCGCTTGTCTGGAATCAGCGCCCGGTCATGCTGCGTTCCAACGGGTCGGCGCTCAGGGAGACGGACGGTGTTTTTACGGATGCTGGTTCACCCATTCAACTCAAGATTGTCACTTCTTGGCTGACGTTCGCCAACGTGCTGGGGTTCCAGCGGGTGCGTCGAGCTCAGGTGCTTGGCGGCTGGAAGAGCGCCCACAACCTGTTGATTGATGTCTGCGTGGACTTTGACGACACCGTCATCCAGAGCGTGACCGCGCAGCCGACAACGCCGAGCACCTACGGGAGCGTCAGTCCGTATGGCGCAGGGTCGTATGGTGGGGAATTTCAGTTGTACCAATGGCGCATTGACCTTGCGCGACAGAAGACTCAGGCGGTAAAGTTCACCATTCGGGACGCCCCAGCGACGGCAGGCGAGGGTTGCAGTCTTTCATCCATCGGATTCGAGGTCGGTGCGAAGGTTGGTCTGGCAAAGGTGCCGACCTCCCGCACCCTCGGCTAGGAGTAGAACATGGGCCTCTTTGGCTTCGGTGAAGACCCGAGCATTGCTCGGGCTGAGATGAGCCCTGAGTTTGCCGGCGGCTTTGGTCGCGGGCAGGCTTACGCCTATGAGGAACTTGGTGGCGCTCGCAGGACCGGCGAGGAGCAGCGTCGTCTGGCCGAGATGCTTCGGGCGCAGGCCGAGGGGCGCGGCCCGTCGTTGGCGCAGATGCAGTTCGCGCAGGCGCTTCAGCAGGCGCAGGCTGCCACTCAGGCGCAGCTCGCTTCGGCTCGAGGTCTGAGCCCGGCACAGGCGCAGCAGCTTGCCATGCAGCAGCAGCAGGCCGCTCGCCAGCAGGCCGCTGGTCAGTCTGCCGCGCTCCGGTTGCAGGAGCAGATGGCGGCGCAGGCGAACCTCGGTACCGCGCTCGCGCAGGAGCGGCAGGGAGGCATCCTTGCTGCCAGCACCGCTGGCGGGCTCGGAATGCAGGCTGGGCAGCTTGGCGTGACCCAGCAGCAAATGGAACAGCAGCGGCTGATCAAAGAACAAGAGTTGAAGCGGGAACAGCAGGCGGCAGCCGAAAAGGGCATTACCGACCTCGCGCAAACTGCTGCCAAGCTTGCGTTTGCGAAGTCCAAGGGCGGCGAAATCAAGGGTCGCGCTGCCTATAGCGGCGACACGCGCTCCAACGACACCATCCCGGCAATGCTGTCCCCTGGTGAGATTGTCCTCCCGCGCTCGGTGGCGCAGTCACCGGATGCCCCTGAGAAGGCGAAGGACTTCGTCTCTGCCATCAAGAGCAAGAAGAAGCCGACGCCGAAGGACTACGTCGCAGCTCTCGGTCGAATGCAGGAACTTGAGGCGCGTCTGAACGCCATCGAGACGCTCATGGACTTGGAAGCCGAAGGGAAGGAGTAGACCATGAGGATGCCGAAGCCGCGCCTGCGTCAGGTGTTTGAGCACTCGACGCACTTCAAGGTTGTCAGTCCCGGTGGCAAGACCATCACCATCGCGAAGAAGCCGCTGTCTCAGGGAATGTTGGGACGGCTGCGTCGATTCGCGCAGGGTGGCGAGGTGCAGAACTTCCAGATTGGTGGCGAGGCATTGCCTGCGGACATTGCGCGCCAACCCGATGTTGATGCCGCGATGGCTGCTGCCCCGGTCGCGCAACCCGTTGAGGAAGAGGCCGCCGTGCCTTCGACTGGTCGTCGCGCAGTCCGCGCCACTGAGGCTACCGGTGTACCGCAAACCGCAGAGCAGCAAGCCGCTGCTGACCTTGAGCGACTGAGGCAGGAAGAAGCCGCCCGTCGAGCTGCTATGCCTGCTCCTGCACCGGTCGCTCCTGCTGCTGTGACGGTCAAGGTGGAGCCTGCCGCCGCTCCCGCCGCTCCCGCCGCTCCTGCTGCCGCTGTTGAGCCTGAGAAGAAATCCGAGCCTGCCAAGGCCGAGGCGAAGCCTGCGGGAGAGGCGCCTGAGCCTGCCGCTCCTGCTCGTCGTGTTGCGCCGGTTGGTATTAAGGAAGTGCCGCTGCCCCCGGCCCCCGCAGCAGAAGAGGCTGTACCGCCGGGTTTTGTCAGAGCGCCGCCCCCTGCTCCTGGCGTTGTGATTCCTGCACCGCCCCCCGCGCCCGTCGCGCCCACAGCGCCGCCGATTGGCAGCTTCTTGGGAAAGCCCGGCCTGCTGGTATCACCTCTCGCGCCACCGGTTCTTGCACAAACTCCCGCCGCCGAGTCTGTTGCCGCCCCGGTCCCGGCTGCGGCTCCTGTGGCTGCGGTTGCGCCTACAACGCCGCCGCCAGAGGCGTTCAAGCGTGTCACGCCCGAGGAGGTCAAGGCCAAGGTCGAGGCCACCAAGGGGCTTGACTATCTATCCGCCGCTCGGGAGTTGGTTGGCCCTCTGCCCCTTGCGTCGCTTGATATTAAAGACGTTACCAACCTTGCGAACCTGCCGGCCTCCGAAATGCGCGACAAGGCGTTGGCCGCGAAGATCAATGCGCTCAAGGAGCAGGCCGGCGTCGAGTACAAGGCGGCAGAGGAAGAGGCTCGGCTCAAGGACGAGGAGCACAAGCAGAATCTTGCTCTTGCCGCGCAGCACCTTGCCAACCAGCAGGCGCTGCACGCTCAGGCCGAGGCCGTTCGCAAGGATGCCGAAGCCAACGATGACATCAAGTCGTTCTGGGGCGGTCTTGGGTTGTGGCGCAGCGTGCTCGGTATCGCCTCACTTCTCGCCAGCGGCTACGCCACCGGCTACACCGGGCAGCGCAACTTCGCCATGGAGGCGTTCGACAAGGCCGTTGACCGCGACCTTGAGGAGCAGAAGCGCAAGCGCACTCGACGATGGGAACAATACAAGACCATCACGGGTGACGAAAAAATGGCTGAGTTGCTCTACAAAGCCGACACAAAGGAAGTCGCAGCAGTTGAACTCGAGCGCATGGCCGCGCGCAACAAGACGGCTGCTATTAGCCCGAAGTTCAATAATCTGATTGCTGACCTTCTTGCTGCTTCAGCCAAGGAGCGCGAACTTCTGGCGGTCAAGGAGACGCTGGCCGAGGCTGCTGAGACCAGAGCTGGCGCGGCTATGGTTTCAGCCAGGAGGCCGGCCGCTGTTCGTGCGCCTGCGGCACCGAAGCCTACTGAGCCCAAGCCCCCGTCGATGACACAGCAACTTGCGCTTGAAAGGTTTGAGACGGGTCGCACAATCAATGTCGGCACTGTTCCCGTTCAGCGAAACTCTCCGGTTGGTGCTGCTGGCGCAGATGTCAATCTTGGAAACCGAAACTTCGCTGCAAATATGCTTGCAAAGGCTACCAAGCTGCTGGAAGACAGCACTCTTACCGAAATGATGGATTTCACAGGAGATGAGAAGTCTGAAGCAATAGCAACCCTTGCATATCTAGTTGAAAACTTCCCGCAGGCGTTTGGTTATACTCGCGCTGTTTCTGTAAACGCTGCCACTCAGTTGAAGACCGGCCTTCAAAATCCAACCGAATTTAAGAATGCACTCACCTATATGGCAGCCAACCTTGCGGGCGGTGACCGCGAACTGTCTACCGGTGTCAAGAAGTTGTATGAGGACACAAGGGACAGCCGCCGAAGTCTTGTTAAGCAGTTTGCTGCTGCTGGCAGCGCAAGAGACAAAGAAGCCGCCGAGTATGGCCCGTGGCAGCTTGAGTCAGATGATCTGAAGGCGATGGGCAAAAAGCCCGAGGCGCAACCCAAGTTGACGTTTGCAATGGATGACATCACGCAGACGCCATATCAGCGCGCTCGCGCTTCTGGCGTTCC